GTTGAGTACGTCGATACCAGATGCAGCAGCCAAACGTTTGACAACTTCTTCTGGATTAATAAACTGTTGAATAGCTTCTGGACCCATTGTCTGAGCAATAACTTGTAGGAATTGACCAAGACTTTCACGATCCTGACCACGACCAAGGGCATTGATACCAGCAACAATAGTTGGTTTAACAATACCACCTTTAGGTAAACGTGGGATCTCTCCAGTTTTCTGTGCAACGTTTAGTTTACGATTAAGATAAGGTACTAAGAACTCAACAGTAAGTAGACTAAATAATCCACCAAGTTGTTGTTCTAGTTCCATCTGTGTCATCCTTACTTCTTCTGCTGTAGTCCTTTCAGACTGACGAACATTAAGAATAAGGAATGCTTCACTAAGACGTTGTGATAATGTACCAACCATTTGATAGGCAGTACTAAAGTCTGCTGTCTTTCCAACCTGTACTACACCAATGTCATCAGGTCTTCCCTGGATGATAGCACCGTTACCTGCCTTAGCAAGCGTCGATGGTTTGGTGGAGGAGCTTGGACTGACAGTGAATACTATCTTAGCAGCTGCTGCGCTGCCTTCAACCAGTGCTTGTGACAGAGCTTCAAGTGACTTTAGATCACCCATGAACTCTTCTACCCTACCACGTCCATAGACTTCGCCATCTACGTGGTTGAAGCGTAGCACTAGCCAGGGGTTAGAGTCAAGAGGAGATTTACTCATTGACTTAGGAAGGATCTGATCGTCTACTTCCTGATGCCACATCCAACGATTGTTATCTAAAACAACGTGTGTATAGATATCACATTCATCATCGTGACGTGTTGTATTGTCAGATGAATCATTGGGTTGTGGTGGTGTATAATCTGGATTAAATTTTTTTAATAATTTTTTCGAGATTGTTTCTTTTGTTACAATTTCAATAACATTACCGTTACCATCTCTGTCTACTACATATCGGTTTAAGGGATAGAGCTTAAGTCCATCCTTACTCATAAAGACAAGAGCATTTCCAGCTACTACAAGATGCTTTAGTGCTTGATGAACGACAACACGATCACTAGAAGCCGCAATGGATTCCATGATAGTGCGTTCGATCTTAGCAAACGACAAGTCTAGTTCAGATCTAATCTCTGGTCCTAGTTCTTCAGGTAAGTTTACATCATTAACCTGTAACTTAAAGAAGCTAGTTTGTGGAGGTAACAATGCAAGCATTAGTTTACTTGCTAGTGTCACTACACCTTTAGCTCCCTGTGATTGCCACGGGGTTGTGAGTTTTACTGAACCTTTAGTATAAACCTCATCATCACGGATGAGATAAGGAAGAGTTAGATCTGCTGCTTGTCTAGCAGTGTTTAGAAACTGTGAACGATCTGAAGACAATCTGTCATATCGTGTTTTAGCTGTCATTAGATTTTACACATTTAATGTTCCGGATGTACCAGCACTGATTCCAGACATAATACGACCTGACTTTTTAAGGTTTCTACGTTTGAAACCAGATGTACCACCTTTCATTCTACCTGCAGCACTACCAAGTCTATAGTTAGCTTGTTGACCTGCACGACCTTCGTTACCAAGCAAGGTACGTTGATTAAGTTCAAACTTTCTCAGACGTTCCGCTTCTTGGCGTTCGAGTTCTGCATCACGTTCAGCTTGTCCGGCAAACATGCCGTCAAGTTCATTTCGAATGTTAGTAGTGAAGTCACTGATTTCAGTTCTAAGTCCTTCGAACCTATCTGGTTGTGTTCGCAAGGTATCATTACCTTCATTACCTGGTGAGGTATCATTACCTGGTGAGGTATCATCATCTAGTGAGGTATCATCACCTGGTCCCTTAGGTTTAGTTGGTGATTTTACATTGTATTGTTTAATTAATTCATCAGATTTTTTATTTATTTTTAAATCAGGATTAGCAGCAGCATATTTATTAATTTTTTTAATAAGCTTTTTAGTTTTTATGTCACCACCACTAATTTTAGCTAGTCTTCTGGATTCTCCTCTCTTTATTTTTTTATCTTTTGCAAACTCTTTAAGTTTTCTTTTAAATTTACTTGCCATTTAATTTTCCTCCATGTATTGGATAATCCATTCAACAACATTGCGTTGACCGGCTTGATACATAATCTTTTCTATTTTATCTTCAGGTGTAGGATTAATAGGTGGAAAGATTTCTTCTAATTGATTTGTTAAACCACGGGCTTGCATACCAACGGTTTCAAGCATACTTGGGGAGATTGACATTTGAGTGCTCGAAGAAACTAGGCATTCTAGCTGCCTTGGTAAAGGAAAGTTCAGGAGCCTTGCCCTGATACATTAAATTATCACTAGATTCCAGCCAAAATTTTTTGTTTAAACTTCTATAAGTAGTATTTATACCTAGTGGTTGCATTACCCAATTAATAGTTGCTTTGCGTAGTTTATCAAGACTAGGTGAAATATCTAGTCCTAACTCTCTACATACAAGTGAATTAGTTGCAACGTGAATTTGTTCGTCTCGTGACACATCTGCACTTACGGTCCGCATTCCAGCGTCACCATTAGCGCGGAAGAATGGTAAAAGAACGAAGAAAATTGCACGCTCGGCAACCATTGCTTTCGTGATCGTGTGATCAGGATGCGCGACCCAAGCATCGCGTAACCGTATTGCTTCGGCTTCAGCCTTTTCATCCACCCCGTAAGCATTGGCGATGTAACCAAGAGCCAAGTCGTGGTTTTCTTCGTCCTTGACGTTGGATAGGAGTAACTCCCGTGCCACGTTTGGAACTTCATTAGCCAAGGCATCAGTAATAAAATCTCCCACAGGTAGTTCCATGTGTCTTAAGGCAAGTGCACGGTGGATTGTCTCCTCCGCGCCCTCTTTGCATGTACCAGCACTTGTCTGTACTGGTGTCCATTTGCGCTTCCGCGCCATTAGTTTTTCGTAAGGATTCATTCTTGACAATCACATTGTAGTTCAGGGTCTCTTCCCCAGTCACTTGATTCATCTCCAGATTCTGGTTCAGATTGTTCAGATGTATTCAATAGATCGTTCAGGTAATCATCAACATCAACATCAGCTAGAGCAGCATACGCATCGGTCTTATCCTGAACATCGCCCATTACTTGTAATGAATAATAAAGCGAGGTTTGTGGAGACCTTAGCCACTCTTCAATGAATGCCTCATCCATGATAGCCAAATCTGACCACCAATTGTATGAGTATCCATGGAGAAGTCCACTGGATTGGTATAGGTTCATGATGCCATCAGCAACACGCTTATAATTCTCCCATCCAACTTCACTGGCGATTTCTACGTCACCATATGAATATGTTTGCACTCCGAAAGTGCCTGAGTCACGGTCTACAGTACGACCAATAGGTGGTGCGATTTCAGGTGTACAAGTAAAGCCATCAGCATCCTGTGAGCGGTAGCTACAAGACGCTGTAGGAGCGATAGCAAATGCTCTGACCATATTGTACTCATGTGCAATAAGGGAAGCGTCACGGATACCACTAGCTAGTTGTTGTACAAGAGAGAATGCAGCAGTAGCTTTTACATCGTTATTGTTATATTGTTCTAGTGCATAACCAAATTGCTCATAGCTTACACCATATCTACGCAATAGGTTAGCAAGACCAAGTACACCAAGACCAACCTGACGATCTGTCTCTGATGATAGGTACTCACCTGTATCTCCTACACCAGTTTTACCATGTAATTCACATAGTTCTTTCATACCTTCTGCAAATGCAGTAGGAATCTGATCAAAACTACATGCCCCCAAATTTATATGTTGTAAAAGACAAGTACCACGGCTAGGTAAATATACTTCGAGGCACACATTCCCTCGGAGACGTTTTGTTCCTTGGTATTTTACTTTGTTTAGCCAGATGTCACCAGCCTTAATACCTTGAATTAGTATCTCTTTTAGTTCTGCTGACATATCATCCCACCATTCTTGTGTGATGTTAACGCAACGTTTGACCCAAGGTAGTACATCACGTGGTGTTGTAATAAACTCTTCTAAGTCATTATGCCTAGCGTCAATATGCAGAACTATTGCTCCGTTCTTATATTTTCCGCCTCTCCTGAGAGTTTCGTTAAGAGCCGAATAGATTCGTCCAAATGATACAGGACCACTCGCAATGACCCCAGAGTCTCTCTCGAAGCCTCGTGGGTCAAGTTCTGATAGATGGATTGCAACTCCCGCACCTCGACGTAGAGCATGGCTACAGAATCTCCATGAGGCTTCAATTCCATTTGGTCCTTCAAGTTCGTTGGAAACATTCATAACGGTGCACGACACCGGGAGACGACCAGATGGATCATCAATCCATGCCTGAACACGTCCAGTTCTAGAAATTAATTCGCTCATTTAACTAAGTCTTGTAGATTAGGTGGTTGGTAATTTGGTCCTTTCATTACCTTACCGTCGGACCGTCGGATAGGTTTATTATCTAGTCCAAGTTTAGACAGGTTTGATTCATGTACTCGATTTAGTGCAGTTTCTAAATCCCATTTCATGTTCTCAGCATATTGAAAACAAACATAAACAAGATCAGCTAGTTCTTTTAATTCAGATTCGTAGCTCTCTTCAGTAGCTGCATACATAAACTCTTTAAACTCTTCAACGATCAAATCCCGTTGCATAGTCCGGCTCTCCAATGAATTCTGGATCCCATAAACGTCCCGGAATTCTATCGATTGTTCCTGTAGTGATTGCTGTTGT